TTATTAACGGACTTATGATCTATTGCTGTAGAATATTTTTTTGTAACACCATTAACCGTAATATTATTTGATGGTGTTTTTTGTATAGGAACATTGAGTTTGTATTGACCTGTCACCACCTCAAAACCCCAACCATCAACGCCCATAATTCTTGAAAGGTCATAAGATATTGTTTGTGGTGGTGAATGTGGATCAACACCTCTTACTAAAAACGCCACTTCCAAATTCAACCAATCAGTATTCATTTCAATTGGTTTAACTTTGAAATACTCCGCACAATTACATTGTGCATTATAATCACCATTCAAGAAATCTATTAAATCTCTATATCTGTTCTCGGCATTATTATTACCTATATCATCAATATCACTCTCAGATTGTGAGATATAACTCTTATAAGATCTGACAATAAATTCTTGCGTATGTAGAAGGTATTCTGAAATAAAGTTCCCTTGTAATGAATTACCACCTTGATCTAATAAATCAATCAATTCAGATATTTTGTATTTCTTGATTACTTGGAAATATTCTAAATCAACAGGATATTGAAAGTTATATGTTTGGTTTGGGATATTGACATAAATGTTAGCAGTAGATGATTGATTATCAATATCATTATAGTCTGCGTAATTTACTAATTTTGCAATACCATCACCATAATTTGTAACAAAACTATTTCCACTCAAGTTGGGGTCATTGGATTCAATTGGGTCTTGGAAAGTTAATAAAGTCCCTTGAATAACTTGTGAAGTTGGTTCGATTAAAATCGGAACCACATAATCATATAACGCTTGACTACTCGGGTATTCCTCTTTGTTAACTTCTATTTTAATTCTGTTAACACCATTCCAATTTTCATCAAAATACAATTCTCGGTTTGAGAATAGATTCAGTTTTTGTGCGAGTGTTATTGTATTTGTCCAAATTACAGTATTTGCTTCAATAGTGAGGGGTTCTGTAAAGGAATCACCACCAGCATTATCATAAGTAACATTTGCAGGTAATTCTTTTCTTACTCTAAAAGCTCTACCACCTCTCGCATTTGAATCACCGACAGGAACACCCGCAATGAAGGTTTTTACCGCTGCGTTAAAATCTTCTTGGGAAAGAGGAGGTTGGTTTTGTAATAAATAAAATGTAAAATCACCTTCATTATACCACTGGCTTGGGGTATAACAATATGGATTAGAAACAAAATCGTTATATGGTGTAACTAATAACTCATCGTTATTATAGAATGAACTAGCGTTTGTGTTCACCAATAAAGAATTACCTGAATCGAAAATACTTTCACTTGGTATTACATCACCTGGCGGTGGTTGTGTTTCACCCTCCTCTGTTGCACAATCGCAAGTTGTACAATCGGGATATGTTAACATTGGGAGTGAGATTATAATTGGGGAATCGAATGAACATGATTCAGATCCACATCCTGTGCAAATTCCGGGACAATTTACATTAAATCCAAAAAAATCACCAACTCTTTTTATTACACATATCAAAAAACAAATGGACGCCACAATACTAAAAAGTATGTGACCGTAATAAATCAAAATCCAAATAATTGGAGATAGGATTACCAAAAATATCTGTAAAATAAAAAACAAAAAGTCAAAATCTTTGTGACCGTCATTTGTTGGGAACTTATTTACGGTTGATTCACAGGTCCTATCTAGAATTTTCTTAATACCTGTGAATTTATCTTTTACATTCGCCGACTTGTATTGGTCAATAAGATTACTTACGGTGTATACTTTATTATATACCATGTTGTAGAAATAATCCTTACATTGAATTGCAACATTTTTATCAGCATAATCATTCCAATCTAAACTAAAGGCGTAAGATTTTTCTAATTGTTGGTATTGTGTTGAGGTTTCATCTTCAAATGAAGGATCATTTGTTCCTCCTGAATCCCAACCATATTCTCGTATATTTGGAACGAGAAAATCGGCTCGTTGTAACACATCATTGAATTTCTGATTTGTATCATATTCAATTTTAAATCTGTATTTCCCTTCCGTTGGAATACCTATTGTAGGATCGTTTGATAATACTTGTTCTCCGAATTCGTTTGTTGTAACAAAGTTCAAATTCATAGGGACTTCGACAAGCCAAGAACCATCTTCATTGATAACTCTACCACCATTTTCAAGATTGAACTGTTCCAAAACAGGATCCAAGTTTTCATCAACTCCTTCAGTCTGACGAATCGAAAGAATCCTTCCTGGTGAAGTTTGGGTCGCACAAAGATCACCGATTTTTGGTTTGACTTTACAAGGTTTGTTGTCACTTCCTTGATCTTTAATAAAGTCATTGTTTGAGGAAGAAAATGTGGATCCCATAAACACCGCATGTGGTGTGATGGTAATACCCAAATCTCTTAAGTCAAAATCTGCCCTTGCAATGCCAATTTGACAAATATCGTTGTTTCCCCAAAAGGGACTGACATTTATATTTTTAACAAAATTAACAATTTGTGGCAAACTCTCTAAATCGGATGATGCTTTATATCTTCCACCTTCAAATTGACCTTCTGACGCTCTTCCAATTCTTATCAAATCCGAAGGTGATAATGAAAAACATCCCATATCCGATAGGTCAAGATCAACATTCAATGTAACTTCACCAACAGGAACCCCAACAATCATGAAGTCACCACTATCATTTGTCTTGGTTGTGAATTTATAATATTTGTCATAAACTTCAATGACCTCGTTTCGAGTCAAAACATCATTTGCTGAAGGAAAAGATCCTGTTGCCGCATGACCCGGATATGTTGGTTGGTAGGGTAAGAGATTATATCTGAACCCATCTTCGTTTTTGGTCGATAAATCCCTATAGGGGTATAATGTTGAAATTATTGGATCGAGAGAATCTTCGTTTGACAATGGAATGAAGACTGAAACTCTTGCGTTTGGAACACCATATCCGTTATTTACAATAATTCTACCTGTAACAACCCCATAATCCGAACAATTCCTATCATATACATCTGTTTGCCTGAGTTTGAGGGATAGGATTTCAAGAACATCAAAATCTTGATTGAGTTCAAGTTGTATTTGTTTATCAACTCCTACTTCGGTTCTAATTCTGAAACTTTTTGACATAAGTCGTGCGTTTTTTTATAAATACGAAACTTCGTATTTTATAAAATAATCAAGTTTTCAGAAAAATAATTAAGAGATATTAACTCCAGAGAAGTTTTTGGTCGAAACCAAAATATCTTTACTCGGGAATCTCACTTGAAACATTTGATTTGGTTGAGCAAATATGGTTTGATCAATCAATCCAATTTGTTTGGTTGTCTCGTTGGAATATGGTTGGCTGACAGGTGCCGATGAATATTGTCCCCCTAACATATTGAATACATCTATTGATGTTACGGTGATTACTCCCGCCACATTTTGGATCAAACTATTAAGTTCTGCAACATAAACATCCTGACCCATCTCTCTCGCCGTGGTGTCCATATATGTAGATATTGTATTCACAATATTTGTTATTACCTCACCTTGGTTGGAAACAGCGTCAAGAACGACTTGAACTTGGAATTTTAAATCAATGACTTGGGCACTTTCAATATAAATGTAGTCATTTATCATTCTATAGTTTGATAAATAATTTGCAACATTTTGTTTCAGAGTATTTGAAACCACAGGTGTTAGTTTTCCATCGGCATCGTATGACAACATTTGAATTTTGATTTTGTTGTCTTCTTCTGTGATATTCACCTTTGATGGCGCTCCGAATTGACCTGGCATTGTTCTAATCAAAGAATGATAGTCATTGATTGTGACCGCCCTTTTTTGAGCAGCAAAGTTAAATGAAACAAAGTTTCTTGCCTCTTCCAATGTTGGTTTGTCAGCACCTCCGACAGCAGCAACAGGGTTTGTAACCCTCAAGGAGTTTCTTACTTGGGAATTGATTGTTGAAGAAGGTCCGTTGATTGAAAAATCAACCGTTCCGACTTGGGTGATCACATTTGTTCCAAGGTTGGTATTTTTTCCACCACCTACTCTATATTGAATAAACAAAGTGGTATTTGGTTTTAAGGTCTGACCCAACGAAAAATTATTACTCAAAGTTTGAGTGTTGGGTAAAACACCCGTAGTTGAAAAACTATTCAATAAATCCTGACTGCTCGTAGTTCCACCACCAAAAGTTAATTTTAAAAACCCTTCGGGTGTGAATTCTGTGATAAACCTGTTACTTGTTTGAATGTATTTTCCGACTTTAACACCAGGTTTGTCACTTGGCTTTGTGGAATCTTCAATGAAAATTCTATCTTCAGCCAAAGCATAAACTTCATACCATTTGTCGGTGGATGAAATAAATTCAGCATTACTTGGAACATTCGCATAATTTGTTCCATCTTTTTGTATTACCGATGTAACACCAAGAACATTTCTTTCAGGTAAAAACAAATTCAAAAACGGACGAGAATCCGCCGGTGTGACCACTTTTTTGAACACCTTTGTGATTCCATTTATAACAGGTTCTCTTTTGGTGATTGTGTAATTCAAAAGGACATTGTTGGCATCAAAGTTTGGAGTTTTGGTTCTGTTGTTGAATCCTTGACTGTTATATGGTGATGAGAAATCACAATCATAAATCAATTCGAATGTTTGACCACCACCAATAAATTGACTTCCTCTTCTTAATAATCCCAAATACCTATCATCTTCTTTATCCCCGAAGGCCGGAACAGTAATCGAAATATCCGCAACGGCAACGGAGGGTCTATTTCCTGGTATTTTCAGGCCATAAGTTCTAGCAATATTAAAAATAGATGATTTTTGTTGTGCAAATTGTAATACTGTTTCTTGAATACTTCTATCTATCTGATAGTTTAGGTTGTCAGCAATACCCGCATTTAAATCTAATAGGACAGAGAATATCGAAGCATCGTTGAAGTTATCAATTACATCAGGATAATATTGTTTTACATAATTGATTAAGTCGGATCTTACCGCTTCGTAATCCCTACTTGTATATGGTATTTTTTTATTTGACATTTTATATATTAAGTATTACAAAATCTTTTGTTTCAAAAGCGTCGGAAGTTATTGTGAATGAAATTTTTACCTTTGCGGTATATTCTTCCACACCTTGTCCCGCCGTTCTATAAATATCAAAAATTTTATATTCTGGTTGGTCACTTATATATTCTCCGTTTGCAAAAGTTTCTGTTTCTTGCCACATCGGGATAATTTCTATATTGTCGATTCTCAGATTGGGTATGTAAGTATCGACCGCTTGTTGAATTTCTGCTCGTATCGCACCAAATGTTGGTCCATCCAACGGTTCGAAAATATAATCATATAATCTCGTTCCAAAGTCGGGTAAAAAATACCTTGATCCTTTTCTTGTTAGTAATAGATGAATCAGATCCGCTCTGATTTCAGATTCTGGTGTTTCTGATAACGCTAAATAATCTCCCTTTAATGAATCTCTAAAGGGAAATAAAATACCATATGTTTTTCCGTTCGCCATTGAATATAAATATCATAGGGTAATATTTATTTGATGTGAAGAAATTTATTCAGAAAATATTAAATGAGGAAAAAAGGGGTGAATACATCCTTGAAATTCCAAACTTGATGTTTATCCCTAATGCTGATTTGGAAAGTCTCATAGGAAGAAATAAAGCTTGGTATGAACTTCTTCGTTTGCTGAATGGAAAACCTTTTACATTCGATGATGATTTGAATTTGTATAATAGTTATATAACTTCCCTTGGAAATCTTCAATCGGTTAATGGTTATTTAAATTTGTTTGGGTGTGATCAATTAACTTCCCTTG